CCCTTTTACTGAAGTGGATAATAATGAATTTAAATTTTCCTTGACGCTTGTAATTCCCGTACTGGTTAAGTCATTAATTACCGCGTCAAATTCGAGTGGGTATCCTGTTACATTTAGTGCCATACACCAAATGTAAACACGACAATAAGCGGGAAGGGTTTTATTTTATAACCGAAGTGGTTATGTTATAAATTTACTCAGTAGCATTCCATGCTTCAAAGCCAAAGTAAGTTGCATGTGTAGTAAAAACTTTCTTTAATTGTAAAAAATTATCTTGAGTAACATCAAAATAAGTATAAGAATAAGTAAAGGGCCCGTCTGTTCTCCACACGAAAACAAAGTAGTGTCCCGTTGCAACCTTTTCTGATATGATACCGGTTTGTCCGTAATCGTACTTAACAGAAACATTTGTTTTTTTGTCTAATAGATAGCCACTTCGCATATCCTGAGTGTTCGTTAAGTCAAAATCTTTTCCGTCTGCTTTCCAAACGAATATAATGCAGGGTACATCGCCTGCAACTGGCTGACCTGTTGATAATAAAGTATTTTGCTGCACCTGTACACTAAATCCTGTTGGAGTGTATGGCTGTTCTTTCTTTTTGCTACAAGAAAACAAAAGGATAGCTAAAAATAATATTAATAAATATTTCATCCTATAAAAGTAAGTGATAGGATTCAATATGCAAATTATCCTGCATTTCCTAAAAAGTGCGCCAATTCATCCAGGCCTTCGACTTCAGAATCTTCGCTTTCTTCTTTATCACTTTTATAAGAGGGAATAGTATTCAGGAGCATGAGTAAATTACGCCAGGATATTCCCCAGAGTACATAATCATAAGTAAACCGGAAGTATTTAATTACCCCTCCGATTGTGTGCCAGAGGCTATTTGGCTCCCCTGCGTCTTTGGATTCATCCCCAGAAGGTTTATTCCTTTTGCCGAGATTATAGATTTCAAAAAATTTACGGTATCAATTTGCTTGAGAATAATATTAACCAGGTCAAATAACTCTTTTGCAGTGAGATTATTAATAAAGAAATTAACCAGGCTTTTTGGTGGATCTTCTTTTGAATTCTGCACAGCCACAGCAACTATACGCGCCAGCCTTGCAGCATGATCTCTGATCAGTAAAAAGTTACTGTTCAGGATTTCTTCTTTATCAAAGTTTTCCAGTCCGATATTTAAAAACTCCTGAGAAATTTTTACCATCGTACCCAAAGTAGAAGGGCTGATCTTAAAAATTCTGATTGTTTCCTTTCGATATCTCTGTAGTATAGTTGGCTTAATAATTTCCACCTCAAATGAGACGGAACTATCCAGTACAGCATCGGCAACATCCGATAATACTTTTTTCTCTTCCATTGAATATAATTTGAGAGTTATAAATAACGCCCCTGAAAAGAGGCGTTATTTATTAATCATAGAAATTGAAATCCATTATACAATAGCGTATTGGATAGTGTATCTTTTCTCGCCTGTCTTAGTTGGCTGTAAAATTTTAGCCACAATATCCATCTTGCCCAGCTTGGTCTTATCAAAAGACAACCCAAGTTTAGGACTGATCTTAGCGCGTGGAATGATCACCGTATTACCCTTCTTGTCGATAATATTAAGCGACTGCTCAACAGCCATTTCTGAATCAGGAGCACTGTAAGTGGTCGTGGTAGCAACAGTGGCTACAGGAACAGCAAAAAGAGTACCTGCGCCTATGATAGTTGTTGAAGCCGAAAGTGAATCAGCTGCGGTATATCCCAGTCCACCATCAATAATAGTTACAGAAGTAACAATACCACCCACAACAACGATTGTAGCTGTAGCTCCGGTACCTGTGCCACCAGTTAGGGGAACGTTGTTATAAGTGCCGGAAGTATAGCCTGATCCACCTGTAATAGCTCCCAGTGTTTTAATTCCTGTTGCGGGTATATATACTCCGCCAAAGAATTTTAATAATTGTCCACCATCTATGTTATAGGTGGACCATTTCATTTCGGTGATGCCTGCTTGAACAATAGATTCAATAGGGCTATCTGATTCTTCAATCATGATATCCGTAATGGTCGGATCAGTAGTGGTCATTTCGGCAGTGCCGGAAACGGTTTCACCAACTGCCACAAGGGAAGTTCCCACACCGCCATCGGCGGCAATATTTCCCATCAAAACATTTTGTAAGCCAAAAGTATGTTTGCTCATCTTTTTTAAATTTTAAAGATTTTCAGATAAAAAATTAATTCGTATGTTAGAGTAATGCTCGTCAGAGGTTTCATCTTTAAATAATACCTGCTGCTGAACATCAAAATAATAATCCGTAAACGCCTTGTCTGTTAAGGCTGAAATGACTAATGCGGTAATTGTTTTTAGCGTGGCTACATCTGGTTGAGTGTTATCCTGTATCCCGTTAATGCTTAACTTTAAATTAGGTGCATGAACGTTGACATTCACTACCGTTCTTTGAAGTTGTTCGGCATTAATTGGAAGAGATCCCACTACTACATCTACTTTGTTGGAATTTAAAGGCCGGGAGTTTTTATACACCTTACCGGAAATAACATTAGTAATTGCAGAGACATTGAGTTCCTGGTAAATAATGGTTTCTATGTCGAATGTGTTTCTCAAGATAATTTGTTTTTTAACTCCTTTAACCCTTTTAATAAATCCTGTTCTGCTGTGATAGAAGATGCTGTTAAGACATCATAATTCATTGATTCCACGGCGGCGGCATAATCCATTCCGGCAACGCAAATAAGAACCAACCCCTGAGGAAACTTTAAGGCTGCATCTTCGGCAACCTGTAACCCTTTACTCTTACCTGCTGCTACATTACCAGGAAAAGATTGAGCAAGTTGCTCTCCATTCTTAATGATAATATAGCCTATAGAGCTTCGAAGGTTTCCGGTCTGGTCTTTATAGTTTCCATTCGTCCGGGCATTGGCTATAAACTTTTCACCAACAAATTTTAACCGGTTGATGATTGCCTGCTCAATTACCGATTGTTGCCCTTTCAGATATTTATCAATACCTGCCATGTTGAACTTAGGAACTAAACCCATATCCTGCAATTTAATTGCCCCCTTGAAAAGCGTTTAACAGTGTCCGTTAGTACCTCTTCTGTTCCGTTTATTACTGTTACCTTAGAACCTACTTTTATTAAAGTGATTCCAGTAGGAAAATAAATTATCCACGAATATTCTATCTTAGTGCCATCAGCGCCATTTATATACCCATTACCACTGGAACTTTCCGCCCTGCACATCTGTGCAAAAGTAGAACCTTCCGTACCTGCTATCCAATTACCGTTTGCGTCCTGGGTGGCTTCTACGCCCGGTATTGTAATAGTAGCTATATGAGGATATTGAATCACCATACGTTCACACCTTTTACAACCGGACCGGTAGTAATCCCATTTTTTGCATTGAGATAATCCAGACGAGCCTTTATTCCTGCGAGAGAATAGCTAACAGAAAAACCGCCTTCGCTAACAGAAGCTACAGCCATCATTCCTTGCAAAACTTCAATGGCAACCAAATCAATACTTTTAGCATTACTGCTATCATATGTAAGGGCACCATTGAGGCCGTTATCCAGTAATGCTTTATCAATTGCACTATCGGAATAACCCGTAATTTGCAAGGCCGCTATGGTAGCATCTTTAATAGTCATTTCAAAGAACTTATTTAACCGTTACAAGATTCAGATCAACCAGTTTTTTAAGACGCTCCTGGTCAAAATGACTTACATCACTTCCCACCTTCCACTCTTTATTGAAATTTCCTGCATCACGAAAGGAAGATGAAACAATATGAGCCTTAGGCTTTTCATTTTTAGTGTTAGCCTTTGGCTCTTTGGTATCATCAGATACTTTTGGATTTACAATTGCTTCATAAATTTCATTGACATTTTCTTCATCAAATCCTTTAGTATCGGCAGAGATTTCGGCTTTCACTTCCTGCTCTGTTTTTCCTTCCATTAAAGATTGATATTTAGCAACTGCCGCTTTAAGTGTTAAGTGATGTAACTTCATACTTCTTATGCTTGAATAGTTGTAGAATCCAGTAAATAAATACTTTCCACGTTAGTAATAACAGGAACCACGCGAGCCTGTGAGTTGGTGTACTCACTCAATGATGGCTTGTTCTGGCGGTATTTAGACACCAAAATAAAATCATCAACATTGCTATAACTCACATTTTCCACAGGGTGGTTTTGCTCTGCCAAACGTGCATAAGTGATCGAGCCAATAACGCCAGGTTGTGTAAAAATCACCTGACCCGCGGTCCATGGTTGTTTCACAGTCTGCACTCCGTTTTTCTCATACCTTACAGAACGGCTCACAATTTCAATAGTGAAATGGAATCGATCTGAAGTGAAGGAATTCATTTGAGAAAGAGAAGGAACAGGGATGTTACTTCCAACAAAACCAGCACTGAAGGCAAACAGTTCTTTCGCCTGGGTAGTTTTTGACAGGTTTTTGAAAGTAGTGGCATCCATGCGGACAACGGCAGGTGGGTACCCATCTGCGGCTGCTTTATCCAATAGCCGCTGAATGTCATCAAATGGAGTGGCAGTGACATCGGTCCATACTTTGGTAACGCCGAATTTATTGGCAGCAGCATACCCGTAATCCAACCGGATACCGGTACCAACGTTTTCAGTATCTTCCACAAGGGTAACCCCTGAAGAAAGGCCTTGCAAAAACATTTCCTCTAATCTTTCATAGATACCACCAATTACTTTTGGAGTATCAGCAAAAAGTTTTTGCAATATCTGTGCATCAGTGCCACCCTGAGCAACAAGGGTATCCAGATCAGTCAGTTGTTTTTCATTCAACTTAAGCTCCATTCCCATCTTGGGAATATCGCCGTTTGCCTTACTGATTGAATCCCGTTTCTTCAATGGAAGAGGAGAATCCATTGCTACAACATCAGCCATTACCATCGTATTGGCAGAGTTGATAGATTCCCATTTGCCGGTCACTGAGTAATCTTTCTTTAACAGACTGCGGTGCAGGTAGGTTAGAGGATTCTTTGTATCGTTAAGGTTTTCAACTACCTTAAGCGTGATACCAGGAAAGAATTTACTCACGTATTTAATAAATAATGATTGTTCCATAGGTTAGTCCTCCCTGAATGAGATTAATGGCAAAGCAGCTTCTACAGCAGACAATATAGTTGTCATGCCGAAAGGTGCAGCAGCCGGGTTAACGGTTCCCCTTACTAATATTCCAGCGAAGGGTTTAGCTGTTAAGATTGAGGCAATAAGAATGCCTGCGTAAGTATGTCCTGACGGTAAAGTACCGTAATCTGTCGCAATAGCTCCTACGGTAGCTACTCCAACTGAGAATCCCGATCCAGTGCCTCCTCCAATAGTCGCTGTTGCTGCGCTAAGTGTGTCACCTGCCGCATATCCTGTACCAGCGGTTGTGATAGTTACACCTGTTACAACACCGCCGGCAATTACTATGGTAGCGATAGCTCCTGTGCCTGAGCCTCCGGTTAGGGCAACGGCAGTGTAAGTGCCATTAGTATAGGTTGCACCTGCGATAATTTTACCGAGCGTTACAATTGCTCCAGAGCCTATAACAGGCATGGGCTTGTAGTTCCCGGTAGCAGTCTCTTTGATAAGCACATGACCCGCATTGATTATATCAGGTGCGAAGCCTGCCACATCCAAAGTACGTCCACCGCGTATAGCCTCAAGATTATCGACGATCACAATGGAGTCATTCCCAGTAATGATCTGTTCGCCGACATTATTTAAATTTGCGTACATCTTTAAATTTTTTACATGATTGAATTAACTACATCTGCAACCTCTTCTTTTGAAGCAAGTTTAGATGTTTTCCCGGTTCCTCCTTTCGGAGGAGTAGAACCTTCAAGATCCTGGTCAGTCTTACTTTGTATTACCTCATTATAATCGGCTTCTACCTCTGTAAGTAATGCATCCATTTGATCTTCAGATTCTATTACTACTCTCTTGGCGAATTGAAGAGGTATCTTCTTTTCAGCCAGTTTAAGTTTAAACTTTTCGGAAAGCTTAGATATGGATTCTTTCTTTTCAAAAGCCTCCAGTTTATCGGAAAGCGTTTTAAGCATTTCCATGGTCTTAGCATCGCCGGTCAGTTCTTTAGATTTGTCATCCTTTTTTGTTTCATCATCCGGTTTTTTTTCAGCCTCAAATTTCTTTTTGGCTTCCGTAACTCTGCGGTCCGATTCTGATTGAAAAAAGTCTGCCTGTTCCTGAATGGGTAGTATTGTGTCGAGTTCGGTTATTGCGCCCTCTATTTCTGAATCCTCTTTTACTTTTGCTTCTAACTTAGCCGCAATAAATAATAAGAATTCGTTTTGCAGCCCTGGGAATTTCTTTTTCAGTTCTGCGAGTATTTTTTGTTTCATTTAAATGATTTGAAACCAAAAGTATAGGTATGAAGCAGTTTCTTTAATTAATTATAATAACATAAGTGGTTTGGTTATTATAATCCACTTTATTTATTTACTTTAGCTCCATGATTACCTATATGGGAGCCTTTAACTTACTGTTTATGATTGAAGAGTGCCGCAAAGTGGTACACATGCATTTAAATAAAAATAATGTCGATGAATCAGAAGTGCCCTTTGAGAATATGAGTACCGGAGAAGTAAAGTATATGCAGTTTATTAATACTTTAGGGACGTGGATTTATGTGGGTATAAGAAAATAAACTATCTTTATACAATGGAGAAAAATGGCTTAATAAATAATGTACTAACTCATGAAGAAAGGGTTAATTTAATTATTAAACAGGCTGAGGCAAGTGGTATCAACTTATATGAATATAAAGGTTTTATGATGGCAACTAATCCAAAAAAATTGAGTTTCACAGTAGCCGAACAAAATGTGGGAGAAACCATAAGGCGTACATGGATTTTGGAAACATCTTATAAAATATTCACATCGTAATAAATGTTCAACGAATTAATGGTTAAAGTAAAAAATAATAAGAAAATGAATACCTACAAATACTGTGGATTGTCAGCAATAAAATAGGGTTGATTTTTCCATCCATCAATCCTATCGGCATTATCATTAAGCCACGATTTCGCTTTTGCAGGGATCTTCTCAATCATTTTTACTTTAGCAGTTTTCTTTTTGATCCCCAACAACACATCTTCCTGTTTTGAAAATTCTTCATCAGTCATTAAGATAGGGATAGCGTGGCAACGGCAGCGCGGATGCCAACCACGAAACAAAAAACCTTTTGGGTACTTACCTTGCATTTCATCGCATATATCATACTTTGGATGATTATTAGAAGTAACTACTTCAATCCCTTTTACAAAAGTTTCATTTTTCCATCTGTTATGATCAGCGGTTCTGTAACTCATATTTGTTTCAGAAGCAGTCAGTCTTATTGCGTTTTGAAAAGAACTTCTGTAAACCCCCTGTCCCGGATGATAATCTCTTGCCGCTTTACTCAGTTGAAGCTTTCCATTTTCATCTCTTACCCTTCTGAATAGTTTATCAGGTTCCTGCAAGTATTTCTTTAAGTTGTTAGCCATATTTGCCGCGCTTAACCCTTTGTTAATTCCATCTGTTAATCCGGCTTCTAATTCAAACCTGTAAGGCTTAATTAAATTCCAAACTCTTTTTGAAAGGTTCATACCTGATTCTTTTCTGCTTATAAAAGCTTTAAGCGCATCACCATTAGGGTTGAAAATTAAAGACGTTCCAGGTAGAGTTGAGACAACTCCTTCATTTATTAATTCCGGAAAAACTTTTTGAATAATATCGGTAGCAATCTGATCATTCTTTTCATTAGAGAGGTTCCACGTGTCACTTACTGCCTTTACTATCTCAGTTACAATCTTATCATGCATATCTTTTGTAAGATTATCAAGTGCTCTTTTTAAATAGTTGTCCATCTGAAAAGTCGTTCCTGATAAATTGCCATACCTCATATAAGTGGCTATAGAAATGTCCTGAATGCCCTTAAAGTAAATAGCCTGAATAGCTTTAACGACTTTTGCTATTTGTTTGTTTAGAAGTTTCTCATATTTAGCTGAAGTATCAGGCATTATTTGAAAGATATAAAAGCAGATAAAAATAAAAACTGAATTCTTATTTCCGACTTATATAAAATGTTGGTACAGGCCACCCATTTAGTCCATGACAATCCAAACCCGAATTGACCCATATTCCACGATGACCATATATTCAAATGTTTGAAGTCTTTTTTAATTATCATCAGGCATGTTTTAAATTAAAATAATTGGCTGTCTTTTTAAATAGCCGGTCATACTTCATTTGAGGAAACTTCTTTCTTAGGCCTTGAAAGTGTGCTGCAATAATATCAATCTTTTCTTCCGGTATCCGGTAAGTTTGAAAGAATTTCTCTATTGATTGGCCTTCTAAAGATACTTTTGCTTTTTGCTCTTCTATTTGAGAAGCTATTTCTTCGTTCATAGTTCATGTAAGTTGTAAAACTTTTTCTTCACTTATTTCAAAGTCATAGTGGCGACTTAAAGAAGTTCCACTTGCCACGTCATAAGTTAGGTCATATTTGTTTACGTTGATGGCAAGTACTATACGTGGCTTTTGATCCTGATCAGTCTTAAGGTAAACCGTTTGCCCTATATCATATTTGTTTTCAATTACCATCATTTGGAATAATTATAAAAGGATGCTCTATTTGTAAACTAACAGGTGGCATACCATCGCCCATAATAGTCAAATAAACTGCTTCGCCTCTGTTTACCGCTTCAATATCTTCTTTATTTGGTTGCCATTTGGAGATAATCACAGGTGTTCCATCAATAATACCTTTCCAAACTCGAAGGCTACTGCATTGCTCATCGGTCATATCAACAGGCTTTCTGAAAGTAAAATTTGCCTCTTTAAAATCTATTGGTAGCATAATTATTTAGTTTTAAAAAATCCGGCACCCTGCAAAAAGCCACCGGATGAAATTTTACTTTCCTTTTTTAGCGCCTTTTTTCTTCGCTGATTTCGCCCTTACCATTTTAACGAATTTTGCGCGGGCGGCTAATTGTGCTTTACTTGCCATTTGCTGTGTGTTTTAATTGTGAATAATTACTTTTTTTTCTTCTTAACGGCTGCAAGTGCCTGTTTGAAACTTTTGCCGGCTCTCAAATGACCGCTAATAGATCTTGGTTTTGTTTTTTTTGTTGACATATACTTTGATGTTAATTACCATTCATTAAAAGATTTAACCCGGACGGGCTTGCAGCGGCGGTATCTTTTTCTGTTTTGATTAATTCCAATTCAGCAACCGCATTATCCACAAGCGGATTTTGCCTTACCGCTGATTCAGTGCTCATAATGCCGCCTGTAACTGCACTGTTTAGAATGTCGATCTTTTCAGCGTTATTTTTTGGAATAAAGTACTCAAATTGAGGGCGGATTTTTAAGGAGAGTCCTTGTTTTAAATTGGTATCAATAGCGGCTAAAGCGGTTACGATGAAGTTCAATCTCCTTTGAGTAGATTGCCCATAAAGTTCTTCATTATCTGAAGCTTTCAGATGAGCGCCCAGGAACAGCATCTCAAGTGCGAAGCCTGAAGGTGCATTACCACCAATAGATTTCATTTGTTCAAAGGAAATATCGGGTGTATCAGTAATGTTATAGATAAACCTCAGCAGGTTATCTATTTCCATTTTGATTGCTTCAGGTGCCTGATCCCACGTTAGGTAAGATACTTTAGCGCCATTTTCTAATTGAAGCGTTTTACCTGTTTGTCCTTTTTTAGCAAACCCTTTAATTTCCCCTTCAATAATTATCATTGGATCACCAAAATAACCATTAGTGTCACTCATATTGGAGATCACCGTTTCCAGTTGGTCAATCATGGTTTGTACATCGTCCCACGCCGGCTTAGGTTGAGAATAATAGATAACTGGTATTTTCCCCAATACGTTTTTTTCAGTTGTTACGATCCAGCCTCCGGTTTCGTTAGCTCCCAAATAAGTGGTCGTATCAGTATAAAGATCGAAATGCTCTTCGTCCTTATCATCCACTTTAATCTTATACCCACGGCCAAAAGCTATCATGTCGCCCTCAGGGCTAAATACCGGATAAAGATCATCGCCTAAACTTGCAGCAAGTATCTTTACGCGAAGCCTCCATTGTGATTTTACCGGTTCGCCTGTCCAGTAATCAGGATCAGCCTTCTGAGCATACCATAATTCAGCGCAGGCGGTTTCTGAAAACATCAACCTGGCAAGCTCCTTACTTTTAAAGTCAAGCTTATTG